GTTAACATACCAACCTGATATAGGTAGTAAGCAACAGATGGATGAACAACTAGAGTATCTAGCTCTTCGCCTCTTTCTCCAAGAAGTGATCTTCCTCTTGCAACTGTAGCTGCAGTTAGATAGTTAGCTTCAGCAGCACCAGAAGATGCAGCAACCGCTAAATCTAATTTGTTAGCAGATAGAGCACTACCGAATAAACCATGAAGTTGATAGAACAAACGTGTTGAATTTAGTTTGTTGATTGCATCTGCAAGCTGATCTCTGATGTGACCCATTGGATCTTCACCAGCAGCTAATACAGCTACATCATCAACAGCATACGCAAAACCTCTATGACAGATGGTTGCGATCTGTGTTCCTGTACCAATCTTCTGTGGTGTTAAGTAACCATTGTTGCTAGTACCCCATGTAGCAGTACCATCAATGATTTCTTCAGTTGGAGAGACAGGATTAAATTCTGGAACTTGTATTCTTGTTCCACCTTCTCTTGAATCAAGTAGTGGGTTGCGTACAACAGCACCAGACTTGATAAATGCACTACGCTCTTTGATTGCCTCGGAAACGTATGCAGCAAAGTTATTTCTCTTAACAATGTCCGCTAGTAGGACACCGCCAGAGTAATTCTGAAACGGAGCAGCCATTCAGATTTACCTATTAAAGTTTTTGCGATCCCCTAGTCACGGACTAAGGCGTTAATCTCACAGAGACTAACTACTTTTTTGAGCCTCTTGCTTGAGCACTGCTGCAAGTTGAGGGTTCTGTTCTGATATTAGCATTTGTTGAGTTATATTGCCCGTTTTCCAAGGGTTTACCTGACCTCCAGAAGCATTTGAAACTGGACTTGGCTTGGCTCCCATTCCAGCAGCAGAACTTGGTTTAAAATGATGTTCCCAACCACTTCCAGGATTTTTGAGACTTGTGAGATAAGTACCTAAATCTTGTTCTACTCCACCATTAAGAACAACAACTTTTCCTTCAGCGTTCTTTTGTAACTTTCCTTGTAACAATGCCAAGGTTTGTTCTGCGTTTATCGCACCAAGATTACTAATGGCTGCAAGTGCAGTTGTTTTTGTAGAAGCTACCTCATTAGATGTCTTTAAATCTTCTAATTGTTGAGATAAAGTCATTATTTGCTGCTCTTTTTCTTGGGCTGTTTTATTAGCTTCTTCCCAAAGAGTTTTCCATTGTCCTTGATCTTCTAGCTCTTTGGTACGTTCAGCTTCTTTTTTCTTATAAACTTCGTCTAATTTAGACTTTGCACCTTTAAATTTTTCTTGTTCATCTGCAACTTGTTTTTGCAAAGCAGCTAATTTTGCTTCATATTCTGCTTTTACAGAAGTAAGATCAGGTGCTTGTGGTTGTGAAGTAGTCTCAGCCACGGGCTGTTCAGCGTTGGTCACAGACTCAGGCTGAATTACTTTTTCTTCGATTGCCATGAATTAATTAGTCAGATAGTGGGCTAGTAGTTTTCTTTTTTGAAACTTTCTTTTTAGTTTCTGTTGTAGTTTTAGTTTCAACTACTTCTGGTTGAAATTCAACCATCTCCCATTTATAAGATCCATCAGATTGGAGAACCTTATCTAAAGATTTTGCCATAGTAATATATGTACTTAACTATCATTCTAACAAACTATTGAGGTTTGACCTCATTAGCAGAAGGTAATACTTCTCCCTGTACCAAAATATCTCTAAATTCTTCTCTATCTATAACTTGTTGATCGAATAAAGATGTTAAAGCTGTAATATCTTGACCAATTAATCTTTCAATATCAAAATCTCTACTAATTTTAACTTCTGGGGGTTCAATTCCTACATATTGAGCAGATAAATTAAAACATTTTTGAAGTTTTTGCTCTAATTCCATAGAAACCATAGCAAGCATTGAATTAGTATCAACACGATCTAATCTTCGAGCGTCAGCAGATTCAGCTACAAATTTTTGCTGACTAAGTGTACTAATACCAAGAGTAGCCATTTGCATTTGCAACTCTTTTATTTCTGAAGATTGAGCATCAAAAGCACTACTAGCTGGTTCTACATAATAAACTTTATTTCCTGGCTGAGTTGCCATCGCATAATTTACAGATATAGCAACATCTTTAGTTTGGTCATCATATCCTTCCATTACAAGCATCGGTTGAGAAGCAACGTGCAAACTATGAATTAAATCAGCTTGTCTCTGAAAATGTGCAAGATTAAGATATGCAATATCAAGTAAAGGTGGTTTACTTACTAAGTTTTCTGTTTTGCCAGAATAAATAGTAACTAAAGGTATTTCTCCAAGAGAAAATTCGCCAGATTCGACTTCTGTGTACTCTTCGCCTGTAGTTTGTGCATCGAACTCGCCAGCATATGAATTATCTGCAAGATCATACATCTCATCAATCTGATCTGTTTTACGAAATACTCTATATTTTCCAGGTTCTATAACTCTTATCTGTTCAAATACTTTTTCTCCAAAAGCTCCATCAGGTAATACAGCCTTCTCAGCTAATCTTACTTGAATAAGATTTCCATAATTAGATTCTCTATCAAGTCTCCAACCATATAAATTATTAGGATCTACTTCAATCCAATATGGTCTGCGATTCTGTTGACGTTCTTCTGCAAGACTAACAGCACCAGATGGAGAGGGATAATCCACTAAAATATGACTTTGACCATAAGTAAGAGAGCACATTAATACTCTTCTTGCATATTCATCTAAATCAGAACCACAACCATCAACATCCATCTTAAACATTTCTGTCCAATAAGGATCTCCAGTAAGTGTTATTGGTTTTCTTAATACAAGACCTGTAGCTGCCCTAATCAGTCTTTGTGTAAAAGGAGAAAATACAGCACGATTTACTCTTGCCATATAAGCTGTGTAATCTTCTCTAGGTTCTAATGGTAGAAATGCTTCGCTGTTTTCTCTTAAATATTCTGTTCCTTCAGAAACAGCCTTCATTATTTCCCATCCTTTCATCATGTCCAAAACTGCTCTGGTACGAGTAAAAGGACTATCCGTGCCACCAAGAGTAGTGGAGGTAATAATCTTTGTTCTAATCTGTCCTGGGATTGCGTAAGTCATTTAACACCTCCATCTTTTTAATGCTAACGCCTTTCGGGTTGGTCGGCCTTTTTTATCTTTTAATGGACCTGGCATACCTTTCATTCGAGCACAAAAACTCTTTCTTCTCGCTGCTCTTTTACCCGTAGGATTCTTTTCTGTAACAGGTGCTTGTAAATTACTACCAGTAGCACGATTATATTTAGCTCTTCCTTTTGCAGTCAATCCTCCCTTCTTGGATTTTTCCCCTCTACCTACAGATAAACTAACTCCTTTACGTTTTCTCATTTGCCCACCTTTGCCTGTGCTTTTTTATGAGCTTGTGTAAAAGTATCTCCTGCTCTCATTCGCCTTTTCATAAACTCCATATGCTTATTGCTATGGTGTTCAGAATGTTTTTCTAATAGATTTTTTTGGCGAGTGGTAAGTTTCACTTCTTTTTACGTTTTTTCTTTTTGGCATTAAGTTTTTTAAGATCCGCAGCCGTAATCTTATCCCGTGGAGGAGCAACAGCAGCTAATTTGCGTTGCTTGGCTGAGTAAGAACCTTTAGGCATTATGCAGCGTTGGTAATAGCACCAGAAGAAATAAAGCTAACACTTACAGTCTCAAGATCGCCTGTTGTGGCAGATAAACTTGTTCCTGTAACAATTCCAGAAAAACTTAC